GATAATAATAGCATCTTCAAGTAATTCTTTTTGTTTGTATACTTTAAAAATTGTTTCAAGCAATGAGTTACCAAATGGATAGTTGTTGTCTAAGCCTTCACTCATACTTAAATGTATTACATTTTCGGCATCAATAGCATACTCATTATCGCCTTGTTGAAATCTTGACGATGTAGTAGCTGACGGATCTGGATTACTTCCTACCATACCACCTGATGTGTATCCGGCTCCTGCGCCAGTTGTATTTGTTATGTTTAATTTAGTAGCAACAAGACTTTCAAAATTTAAATTAATATCTTTAATAAAATATTGTTCTGGATTTTTGCCTTCACTTTCGTTTACAATTATCTTAGTAACTTTAGAAGGGTCAACATAAAACCATTTTTTAGTTTCTGGATCTTTTATAAAAAATGCATCGCCGTACTTGAAAACATTTCTTAATATTCTAAATATTCTTCTATCAAAGTTTTGAAGTTTACACCACTGTAACAAGTATTGATGTATTAAACTTACTTCTGAATTAGTACCTTGTCTTCTAAACTTTAATCTAAAAGGTAAATCGGTGTCGTCGTCTTTTTGTGTACAAAATTCAGCAAGAATATCCAGTGCAGCATTAACTTCTGAATCTTGATCCATTGTTTCGTATTGGCTATAACGATCAACTCTGTTAGGCGCTCCTACATAAACATCAGGAAGGTATGAACTGTAATTAGTGCGAGCAGGTCCTGGACTATTTGCCATACCACTAAACGGACTATGCATTCCGCTTTCAGATCCAGCAGTTACTGGTGTAAAATATTTTTTCCAACTCATTTATTTTCCTACGTACCTGTTCCATGGAACAAATTGCCTGTTATTGCTTGCGTTGCCCTTACGCTTTGTTTGTTGTAAACATTACTTTGTGCCAGTTGGGCCACTGCCATACTCATAGTAGTATTTAACTCTTCTAAGCGTCTTACCACCTCTTGATTGGGCTCTTGACTGTTATATCGTTTATCTTCTGTGTTACTACTTGTTTCTTCAGAATTAGGCATTGACACATTGTTTAAACCTTCAATTACTTTTAACATTTGAGATTCGGCACTTAATGATGTTCCTAACATTAGTTGTTCCATATTTCCAGCGGCTGCAAGTACTTGCTGTGCTATATTACTTAAAGGTAACCCCATTGTATCAAGGCCTAATCCCGGTGTGCCATTCATAAATGAGTCAAGAGTACCATTATGGAATGCAGCAAGTAAATCGCCTTCTGGAGTATCTTTAGGAACAACTGCTTCTTCTCCATGTAGGATAGCCGGAGTACCTGCACCAAAGTTTCCAAATAAGTTTCCTGTTGCTCCGAGTGTACCATCGCTAAACGATATTTGGTCTTGAAGATAATCTATTATACGAGATAACGCTGATACATTATCTCGTGTGCCTTCATCAAGTAATCTTTCAATTACTGGATTTTCTTGTCCTGTGATAACTCCAGCTGCAACTGCTGCTGCTAACGTATTAATACGATCGCCTCTCAGTGCATCAAATGCATCTGCTGCTTTTGGGGATACGTTTGTTATAGTTATATTTTTTAATGCATCTGCTAACAACTGTTCCGCAGCAGATACTTCATCTCCAGTACTGCCGGTATCTCTTAGTGTGTTTTGTGCTTCTACGATTTGAGCTAATGCACTATTAAGTGTGGCTATATCTGCTTCATTCATACCAAATCCATCTGGGTTAGCTAATATGGTCTTAATTTTGTCTTCAATATTGTCACTTCGTATCAGTGTTTCTGCTGCTGCATTAAGAACGTTATTCATTACTGAAGGGTCGTTCATTCCTTTAACTGTTTCAGATATCTCACCTAACCCGGTTAATACTTCCGCTCTTTGGAATAATTGTGTTAGTTCTGTATTAAATGCACTACTTGCATTTCTTAAAAATAGTTCTGTTTCTCTGCTAACATTTAGTAAACCGTTGCCGTCTTCAATTTGCTTTCTTTGATTTTCTTTAAGATCCGCCATTATTGCATTTAGGCTTTCGTTAAAGTCACTAAAAATTGTAATCGTTGTGTTTGTTGCTTCGTCAAATCTTGTCATATTTTGACGTAGGTTATCTATCAGCGGTCCAACTTCTTCAAGTGTGTCTGATTGAACTTTTGCTATATCACTAACTCTACCTAACTGAGCAGTTTGTAAATTTGTAATACTATCAGCTGATTCAGCAGCCGTTGCAGTAATTTGTTGTGAAAGCTCTTTTGAACGAGCTATTCTCTCAGCTCCGCTTAGTGAATCATCTCTAATAATAGATCTAAGATCTTGTACTAAATCATATGTGCCGCCGTTCAATGATACAAATGCTCCCGTAACTTCATCTAATGGCACACCAAGATCTACAACTTGACTTACTAAATCTCTAACTACTTTTGGTGCTCCTGCTAATCCGTTTATTGCTGTTGTAAAGGCTTCGCCTGCGCCTTCTACACCTTGTTTTTCAAGCATACGTATTGTTGCTTGAGTTGATCCTTCTTGCAATCTTGCTCTTGCTTCGTCTCTAATTACGTCTACATTTTTACCTGTTAATTTTGCTAACAAGTCCTGTTGCTTTGCTAACGCTGTAGCACTTTCAACAGCAGCCCTTCTTTGCTGTTCAGTATTAAGATCACGTCTACGTGTTAGTGCAATATTATCTGCAAGTAACTCGTTCATTGCTTCAAAAGAATAACCTAAGTTATACAATGTTTGAACAGGTCTATTGCCTTCTTCGTTTAATTCAAATAATGTTCTTGATAATTTAGCAAACTGTGCTCTACCTTGAACAACTCCGCCTGCAAACCCTGCAAAATTTTCTGTATTTTCGCTTATAATTTTATTAAAGTCATCAAAACTTATTCTTGCAGCCGCAGCTTCTTCTCGTAATGCATTTAGATTGCCTGCTGCACCTGCACCTACAGAACTTAAATCTCTAAATGCATCTACACTTGATTCCATATATTCAGCAACTGCTTTACCGCTCATTCCTACCATACCAAAAGTTCTTGATAGAATATTTCCGCTACCGCCTAATGATTTTTCTAATACCTCAAAGCCGTCACTCATTCTTGCATTGCCTTGAGTAAGCATACCAGCTGACCCTATAAGTGCCGAACCAATTGAAGATGCAGCGCCGCCGAGTAGTCCAGCAGCTTTGTTTAGTACAGTAGTTAGACCTGAACCGAGATCTTTTATAGCACTTTGATCAGATTTACGATTGCCATCTGCAACTGCTTTTCCGACTGCGCCAGGTAATGCATCGCCAAATGAAGCTAAAGTTGTTTCTCTTGCTACTTTGTCAAGTGCTCTTACAATTTTTTCTACTTGTTCTTCTTCCACGTGCCAGACCTTTTATATACTACTATTTCTTATCATAAATATGTTATATGTATTTACCAAGGATAAAAATATGAGTAGTTTTCTTAATGAGTTCAAAAGACAGCCAAAAATATTTCTCGACTTACCATGTCAGGGAAATTTCTGGCAAGAAGGGACATTAGAATCTTTTTCTAATATTCCTATATACGGCATGACTGCTATGGACGAAATACTAATTAAAACTCCTGATGCGTTGTTTAGTGGAGAATCAACTGCAAAAGTTATAGAAAGTTGCGTTCCTTCAATCAAAGACGCTTGGGCCATGCCTTCGTATGATCTCGACTTTTTGTTAATTGCAATTAGAGTTGCTACTTACGGTGAAGGCATGGATATAGAAACAACGTGTCCGTATTGTAACCAATCTACCGAATCAACAATAAATTTGAATATGTTATTAGAACAATTTGTTTCTAAAGATCCAATACAGTCATTTTCAATTAAAGGCCTAACAATTAATATTAGACCGTTAACTTATCGACAATGGTCAAAATTTAACATTGACGAATATACTATTCGTAGACAGATATTAAATTATCAAAAGCAAGAACTCGATGATATTGAAAAAGAAAAAGTCATTAGAGAGCTATTAGACAACTTGTCAGCTCTAAGTTTAAATACTGCGGTAGCACAAATTGATAGTATACAAGGTGCAGACGGTCAGAAAGAAAAATCTCCAAATGAAATTTTAGATTTTATTACCAATACAGACCAATTATTTTACAAACAATTACAAAGCAATATTGAGCGCATCAAAGAAGAGTGGAGTCTTCCTCAAGTTGAAATTAAATGTAACAACACTGAGTGCGAAAAGACATACAGTACAAATCTAACGATGGATTATTCAAATTTTTTCGTAAACAGATCTTAGTACTTCCGGAATCTAAGATCTTAGAGCTTGCAAACCGGTATGAAGGCGAAGCTAAACAAATTAAAAATGACATGTATCGCATTGCTTGGTATATGCGTGGAAGTTTAACTTATGACGATATATTCTACAAGATAAGTGCTGAAGACAAAGAAATACTAAACGGAATTATCAAAGAAAACATAGATTTAACAACTAAAACTAAGATGCCTTTGATTTAATTGCTTTCTTAACTTTTATTAATTCTTGCTTACCTCTTGGATCTTTTACAATATCAGCAAACGATTTTTTTATCTCAGCAGCGGCATCTGATTTCATACTTTCAAATACTGTATTAGCATCTTCTTCAATTGATTCTTCAACACCACAGCTTCTATCTATAAATGAACATATAAGATTACCTGCATAATATCCAATAAAATTTTGTACTTTAGGTTTTGTTAGTACTCTTTCAATTGCATAGCCTATTACCCAACTGGAACCCATAGCAATAGCTGCCGCGAGCCAACCTGCACCTGGTACAAGAGTAAAAACAGTTGCTATATATTTTAAAAGTTTAACAGCAGCTAAGCCGCCTGCTAATCCAGCAATAGTAGTTGCAAGTGCACCTGTTATCCTTATTCCTACAGTATCCCTTGCTAACCCTACCCCTTCCCCGTATCTGTCACAGCCGGCTTTCGTAAGTAATGTTTTATAGTCATCAATTGATTGATAAGTAGCATGGCCAAGGCTGACGACATTTATAAAACCAAACAACCAATTTGATCTGCCACCATATTTTCGGATTAGTTCCTTTACTTCATCCTTTGACATCTTTGACGTAACTCCTCGACGTTGATTACGTCCAGTGGTATTGTCTTTGTTATTACTATCGTCAGGACTTTGTGCAGGAGTGCGTCTTGTTCGTTCTTGATCTCTAAATTCTTCTGCCGAACCTTCATCTGGAAAAGTTTTTAATGTTCTGTTGTTGTCAGTGTCAATTACATTAAACCCAGCAGGCTTACCATCAGCACCCAATGTAGCAGACGGTGTTATCTCTATAGCTTCAAATATTTCATAGACCTTCATGATTTATCCTTAATAGTATGTTATGTATATTTATGTATTAACTTCGTTAATACAAGTTTTCGCTATCGCTCAAACTATACACTTCGTTTATGTATGATAGAAATAAATGAATATAAAGATATAAATGCATTATTACGAATGTAATAATGTTTAAGTTTCATGTAGATTGTTTCAGTCAGACGGAACCTAATCGCTGGTTCCATCTAATCTTGAGCTTCATGTGAGTTCGTCACAGCCGAGACATTGGAAGTAGGTAATTGTTTATACACAAAGTACAATGGGCTCTGACCTTTCCCAACCTACATCGACATATGTAACATAAATTGTACATTAAACAAGTTAATGTGCAGTTTATAATACATTACCTCTCGCTTCGTTCCTATTGCTAAAGAGTTTTTATGTACTGTGTTTGTGTTTTTCGACTGCTAACATTCAACCTATACCAATCCAACGCCTTATTACCAGGCGCGACTCAGCATGTTACGTGTGCTTCTATACGAGAGCTTTTTCCACAGCGGTAAATTAATCTGGCCCGCCAACCTTATGTGTTAGATTGTTTTGCCTGGAGATGTTGTTCTAACAATGCCTGTTTGAGTTTGTCTGAACCGCCTACTCTAACATTGATGATACCATTATAGTATTCATCAGTTTCAAGTACACGCCTATCAAACTGTTCTCTTGCCTCTATGTAGGACATCTCTGCCCTTGATTTACAAAGATAAAGTATTTCCCTTGTAAACTTGTCTTCGCCTAATGATGCTACGTCTGCGTTTAGTCTGTCTGAACTACCGTAGTATGTTTGCCAGTCTGACTCTTTGTAGCCTCTACGTTTATTCTTTTTGCCTTTGAGTGGGGGCTTTGTAGTTTTAAATTTTGCAAGTTTCTTGCCTATGTACTTTTGGCCTGTGGTAGTATTAGTAATAAGATAAACAAATCCTTCGTATTGATCTTCAATACATTTAATTTCTTTACCTTGATAAGTCCAGCTCATATGGTACTTACCGTTAGCTATTTATTTTCGTTGCCTTTTCTGGTAATACGTGTGGTTATATGTTTTTCATGTATTTGATCCATGCGTTCTTTTGCAAGGCTACGAATTTCTCTAAGCCATTTTCGAGATTCTCGATGTGTTCGCACAGAATTCTTTCTTTCAAACTTTTCGTTTTCTTTAAAATATTCTAAGTATGCTTTTACTAACTTATCGTGTATGCTGTCTTCCATATTAGCTTAATACTTCAATATCATTTTCATAACTTGTAAATCCGTTTTCTTTGATGACTTTCATTACAAAATTAACTCTTCCAATTAATTCATCTTTGTGTGAGATAAGATAGATATTTTTATCACGCTCTCTACCAATCTTTTTAAGAACACTCAGTGAGTTTTCGACTCCGGCAGTGTCCATGCCACTGTCGATAAGTTCGTCAATAAACAACAAATTAATATTTTGATATAAACTTTCCCAAACATCACGGAATGCAAAACTCATACCAAGTATAAGTCTGTTACGTTCTCCACGTGACAAATTATCAAAGTCTAAGTCTTGACCGAGTTGTGTAATTTCAACAGACAGGTCATTTTGGAATAATACTTGATGCGGCAATCCTAACTTGTCAAGGTAGTACGTAAGTCTATTATTTAGATATGCTAAGTTTTGCTCAATAATTTTTTTACGAATAAAGCTATCTTTGTTTGTTAACAATTTTAATAAGAACTCTTGATGCTCTTTATAATTTGTTAATTCATTAACAGAAGTCCAATCAATGTCCTGTAGTGCAGTATTAGTTAAGTCGTCTACTTGAGTTTGATACGGATCAACATCACTTTCTTTTGTTGACAATGCTTGTTTTAAACTATCAACATTCTGTCTATGGTCATATGCTTCTTTGGCAGTTTCGTAAAAAGTAGTAGGACGTCCGTTGATGTCTCCAATTTCTTTAAGAGCGTCAACAACACTTTGTCGTTTAGTGTCAATCTCAGTTGCATATGATATTGCATCTTCAAGTTCTTTTACTTTCTTCGATTCAATCTCTGCTTTTTTGTCTGCATGAAGCTCTTGCCCACAAGTATAACAAGTTGCATCTTCAAGATTTGCGATGTCTTTTTGTGCTTTTTCTACACTCTTAGTCGCACGTAATAGTGCTGGCTCTAATGTGCTTAATTCTTTTTTAAGAGCCAAAATAGAATTGTTGTGTTCGTTCCAATTAGATAGTTTTTCATGACTATCTAATTCAGAATCGATATCTAAATGTTCTAATTCTTCTATAGATTTAGATAATCTTTCAGTGTCTAATGTCTGTTTTGCACGCCATGCACGTTGGTTCTTCTTTAAACTTTCAATTGTAACTTCAATTTTTTCATTAGCTGTTTGAATAGCTTCAATTTTTAAAGTTTCTGATGTAATTGCTTCTTTTGTTGTTTTTACTTGTTCTTTTAAGTTTTCGGCCTTCTCAGAAAGTATAGTAATGCCTAACAGTTGTTCAATGATTGCACGTTGATCGTTCTGCCTCATACTTAAAAAAGGTTCAGTGTATGTGTTTAGCGCAACAATATGCTTAAACATATCGTGACTCATGTTCAGTAGAACATTAATTGATTCTTGTGTTTTACGACTGTCGCCTTGTGACTCGTCGATCATCTCTTGTTCTTGATCATTAATATAAAACTTGAGTACGTTAGGCGATCTACCACGTTCGATTCGATAATCAACACCATCTTTTTCAAAATGTAATGTAACTAACATACCCTTTGAGTTAGTTTTGTTAATTAAGTTATTGCGTTTGATATTTGTAAGTGCTGTGCCATACAATGCATACGATAGTGCATTGATAATAGTAGTTTTACCAGTACCGTTACGTGATCCTGTGTCATCACCACCTTGA